ATGTCACGCGCATACGCAATGTTGTGCTTTCCTTCGCCGAGGTTGTTAAGAAAGCCAAGGCGATCCAGGAAATCGAGAATCCGGCGGAAGCGGCACACGCGATGAACACGCTGGCCTTGGAGGCTGGCTACCGCGACGCTGGTGCTCTGGAGCGGTTGCTGATCTCACAGCTCCAGTTTGAGGATCAGGATGAGGTGATGAGCCTCGAAACGTTGCTCAACAAAGACCTGAAGTTTGAATACTTGATCCCGGACCTGCTTCCGTGCCCCGGTGTCGTGATGGTTCACGGGGCTGGTGGCGATGGCAAGTCGATGTCGGCTTGGACCATCGCTAAGCACGTTGCGCGGGGGCTTCCGTTCTCCATCCGCAAGGATCTGGTGCCGGTGCAGCAGGGATCGGTTCTGGTTTTGAACGGTGACCAGAGCGAGGTGCAGGTTCAGCAGCAGATGCGGGATCTGGAGTTCACCAGCTCAGACCCAGTACATGTCCAGATGGGCTGGGACCTGAACTGGTACTTCCGTTTCATTCGCCTGGTCGAGAAGCATCGTCCCAAGCTCGTGATCATTGACTCGATCACTGGCTGTAGCCGGGGTTCGGCCTTTGACGAGAACAAAAAGGAGTTCGCCAGCCCGATCTACTGGTTGGCCAACAACAACGGGCGGACCTTTCCGGCCTGCACGATCCTGCTGATCCACCACTCGAATAAAAGCGGCGGATTCAGGGGCACCACCTCGTTGCGGGACGGAGTGGATGAGTGTTGGCGAATTTCCAGACCGGACAAAAAGCAGCTTGAGCACACTGGCCCCAATACCCGTCTGATCACCGTGGAGAAATCCAGGGCTGGGCGGGATGGCAGCAAGCTGCTGATGAAGCTGGAAGACGATCTGACCTTCAGTCTTTCGGACTACACCGCAGAAGACGCCGACAGCTCCAGTCCGGCTTCTGTGGTTGAGCGGGTGCTCCAGCGCCTGCGGGCCGTCTATCCGCGCTCTATGAGCCGCACAGATCTCGATTCGGACTCTTTGATCGAGGGGAGCGTGTCCGGCATTCGTAAAGGGCTCCAGCGTCTTGTATCGCGGGGGCTAGTTGAGGTCATTGGTTCTACGCAGGGCTCACGAGGTGGTTCTCCAGCCAAGACCTACCGAGCTGTGCTCTCGCGTGATATGTGTGTGAATATGTGTCCCACTAGGGAAGAACCCAGTCAGGGACTGGAATCAGCAGTGGGACAGCCTAATGACGTGTCCCACTGCTCTGAGCGGTTGGAACGGGAAAATCCCGGAATGATCGAAGCGGTGGCGGATCAGGTCAAAAAGCAGTGGGACACCCCAAACCCCTGTCCCACTGCTAATCCCAGCGATGCCAGGGCTTCTGCCCAAGTGGGACAGGATTTGCATATATCCCCAAGAGAAGAACGCACCCAGGAAGAGTTGGATCGGCTGATGGAGGAAGCCGCCCAGGCATGGGACTGATGGCACGGTTTAATCCGCCTAACTTTTTCCTAGGAGTCATGCGGGTTGCCGCGTGGCTTTTTTGGAGGGATCCCGTGGCTAAATCTGAACCGCCCCAGCCCAAGCGCCCCAGGAAGCCAACCCTGGGGTACACGGTTGGGGACATCCCGTTCGAGTTGATGGCCGTGGTGCGGATCTCGTGGTTCCGCAAAGGAATGCCATACGAGGTCGAGGAGTACCAGATCCAGGAGTCCGAGGACGCCTCCAATCAGTTCCACTACATCGTTGGGACGGCGCTCAAGCAGGGGGCTGACGTCGCGGTTCTGACCCAGTACGAGCCAGCCTCCCTAGGCGTCGAGGAATAACGCCACTTCTAAAACTCGGTGTAACCTGGCCCCGAAAGGGGTCTTTTTTATGCTTCGCGTACTTGTTGCTTGTGAATACAGCGGAAGAGTGCGCGATGCTTTTGCAGCCAAAGGCTGGGATGCATGGAGCTGTGATCTTCTACCCAGCGAAAGTACCGCAGCCAACCATTATCAGGGTCCAGTGCAGGACTTGCTTTGCCAGCATTGGGATCTAATGATTGCTCACCCGCCCTGCACTCACCTCGCAGTGTCTGGAGCACGCTGGTTTAAGGACAAGCAGCCCGAGCAAGCTGAAGCACTGGAGTTTGTCCGTTTATTACTAAATGCCCCTATTGAACGAATAGCTCTTGAAAATCCAGTCTCAATAATTTCAAGCCGCATCCGAAAACCCGACCAAATTGTTCAACCGTGGCAGTTTGGGCACGGAGAAACAAAAGCCACTTGCCTGTGGTTGAAGAATCTCCCAAAGCTGGTGCCTACAGAAGTTGTTGATGGCCGCGAAAACAAGGTCCATCGGATGCCTCCAGGACCTAACCGGTGGAAAGAACGCAGTCGCACGTACCAAGGCATCGCTGCCGCCATGGCCGAGCAGTGGGGCTAAGTGGGTGGCAGGTGGGGAGCTTGCCGGAGCAGTCCTCCCCTCACCGTCGCCTGCCGTCGGCGGACGCTTCGAGACCCTCAAGAAAGGTTTCGAGTCCCAAAGCTAGCTGCTCCAGCCCTTGACCGTTGACTCTTTTTGTGTAACGCTATGGGCAGGTCAGAGATGGCCTGCCCTTTTCTATTGAATTACATGGAGTACACGATCAAAACAGACAGTCTCAAGCTCAGCAGCTGGTACTACGCCGTCCTCGCCAGTAAGGCCGTGCTCCAGCAGAAAATTACCGAGCTGGAGGGCAACGACTTCATCAACCCCGCCTTCTACATCGACAAGCTCGAAGACCTCGAAGACCTAGAGATGTTTCTGAAGATGAGCTGGGACGAGTGGCTGGCCTCCCTCGCTACCGACCAGACTGCTGTGGAGGAAAGCAAGTGAGCCAGGTACTTGAAATTGACAGTCTCGAATTTGATCCCGATGGCCTCATCCGCGTCACTGCTGTTGTTGACGAAATGGTTCTTACGCACCACGCAACGCAGTGGGATCCAGAAGAGTACGGTTCTGCCCTGTGCCGAGGCTCCTTCTACCTTTCGGATGAAGACCTGATTCCGGCAACTGATGCAGAACTCTGCAAGCTCATCGCCGAACGTGTCGATGACTGGGCACCGGTTGATCCCGACGAGTGAGGCACGGGAGCTTCGTAACCAAGACGATTACTCGGACTGGGAATACGGCACCGAGCCCATCCCCGGCGATACTCACTGGGTCAAGGTCCGCACCCTGACCCAGCTCTACCGCCACCTCATCTACGTCTTCGCCACCAGCGAGACAATCTGCTCCAGCAAACTGGCCGGTGCTGCTATCCACGAGATTCTCAAACTAAGACTCGCCGATCTCACCCGGCTGAAACAACAAGACCCCAACTTCTTCTCATGACTGACTGGTACGCCGATTACTACCGCCAATCCCGTGGGTACAACTGGAACGATCTGCGCGAGTTGAGCCAGCGGAAGCCCAAAGCTGAGTTGACCGTGCCGGACGTGTTCCAGCACAGATTTGCAACGCGGGCAGAATACGATGCCTGGGTCGAAGAGCGGCGCAAGCTCTACTTCGGCTGATTGGAACTGGATCTACATGGCTGAAACCACAATGATGCCGTTTTACCGTTCATACCTCTTGAACGGGAAGACGGTTTACCTGGACAAAATCTCTGAGTTGTCCGACGACGAGATCAACCTGCTCAACATTGAAACGTTGGCTGCTTTGAACGAGGCGCGTCACTCCTATGACGCCATCGAAAATAAGCAATCAGAGGAAGGTGGGCACATGTACCGCCGGATTAAGGTTGCAGGTTATTTCCAGGCAGCAATCAAGCTCGAACTGGACACCTAATCGGGTTTTCCCCTACTACACTGCTCGCGTTCTAACCAATGAACATGCACATCCTTTCCGACTCGCAGCACTTGGAATTGACCCATGCGCTGAAGAAGATTGAGTCCATCCTCGATAGCTCCACCAACGTGGTGCTCGATAACACTGCCCCAACGATCACCAAATCCGCTGGGAAGTCTCAAGTCAAGACTCCTAAGTCCAGCCGCAAGGGGCGGCGTGGGGTGTCGGTGCTGACTGATGCCAAGGTGCTGGACATCAAGCGCCAGTTGGCAGACGGTGGTAAGTCGGTGGCCAAGATCGCTAAGGATTTCGGCGTTCATGTCACCACCATCAACTGTATTAAGTGGGGCAAGACCTGGAAGCATGTGCAGCTCCAGCAAGAGAACGCGCCTGCTTCTGCCAAGGCATGATCCTTCCTGACTACGAGATTGTTTGTCTCGCTAGGCGGGGTTTGGTCAATCCTTACGATCCAGAGCTGGTCAATCCGGCCAGCCTGGACGTGAGGCTTGGCGAGAACCTGTTAATCGAGGACAAACAGGTTTCTGAGCTACAGCCTTTCTCGATCGCTGGGCACACGAAGGAAGCGCCGTTCATGCTCCAGCCAGGCGAGTTCGTACTGGCGGAAACGCTTGAGCGCTTCAGCCTCCCAACCACTACGGCGGGGCAGCTCGCGCTTAAGTCGAGTCGGGCGCGTGAAGGGATCGAACACCTCATGGCTGGGTATATCGACCCGGGCTTTGAGGGCCGCCTCACGCTCGAACTCGTGAATGCTCGTGTACTTCACCCTGTGCCGATTTGGCCAGGTATGAGGATTGGGCAGATTGTGTTCCACAAGATGGCCTTCCCGAATAAGGACTATTCACAGACCGGGCGCTACCAAGGCGATCAACAAGTGCAGGCTTCTAAAGGATGAACAACTCTCGACCGATCGCCGTGGATTCCGTTAATCACCCCGCCCACTACACAGCTGGGAAGACGGAGGTGATTGAGGTGCTTGAAGACTGGGTGAAGGCCGCGCCCGATCCTGTGCTTGGGGGCCTCCAATGGCAGGTTATCAAGTATCTGAGTCGCATGTGGTTGAAAAACAATCCACATGAAGATGCCCGCAAGGCGCAGTGGTACTTGAATCGCCTTATCAACCGCTTGGCTCTGGACCCGTATCTAGAAAAATGAGGCACTGGTGGCGAGTTCTCGCACTGGCCGTCGGAGAGAAAGCGCACCAGCACAATCGGATCGCTGATCAGGTTGCACTGGTGCGTCTTTTTATCCTCAGCGCCTACATGACCACAAACCTTTTTATTTGCGCCGGAGTTATTCGTCACTGGAATGACTAACCAAATGCCCGAAGGAGTCAAGTTCAAACGCGGCGAGGAAAACATCGCTGCACTTTTAACGCCCGAGCTGGTTCGCAAAATGCGCCAGCTGCAGAAAGACGGTTGGTCTTACAGGCAACTGGCTTTCGAATTTGATGTTGATGAGAAACACGCCTGGCGCATTTGCAACAGGCAAGCGTGGAGCTGGCTCGAATGAACTGCCCTTACTGCGGCGCTGAAAGTAAGCGCACTCGTGTTGTCCTGACTCGTAACAGCACACATAAACAGAAGGTGCGGAAGCGTAAATGCTTGGACTGCGACTTTTTGTTTTTCTCGGTAGAGACAATTATCTCTGTCGGTGCAATTAAACATGTCCCTAATTGGGGGCTTGAACTAATCAAAGATGTTTCTGACGTTCACTTCTCATGACTCAAGTTTCATTAAACATCAATGAGCGGATTTGCTACAGCTGCGGCAAGAACACGCGCAATCCCATCTATTGCCAGAAGTGCTACAACAAAACTCCAGCAGGGCGGGTGGAGATGAAGCGTGAGGTGATGATGCGGAAGTACGCCAGGCTGGATGGTGGTGCCAGCTGCCGGAATTGCGTGCACTGGGAGAACAGGTGTCTGCTGGGGATCCCGGAGGCTGGGTCCGTCTATGCCGAGGACTGCCCGGCACGGGAGTCTATTAGTGTGTTAGAGTAAGGGTTCGGTTGCCTAACTTGGCGTGAACTTCTTACTCGGCCTGCAGCACCTCGACACACTGCAGGATGCGGA